AAAGCTGTTAGAGAATAACACAGACATACCTTATTGATTTTACATAAAACGGGAGGGGGTTATGGTCACATTGATTCTGGAGGATATATTCCCGGAATATGAGCCGGATCTTGATGAGGAAACAATCGATGCTATCGAGGATCTGCGCCTGAGTCATTACGAGCTTGAGGATCTCGAAATATTGATTGATATCGAGTGATTACCTTGTTTTCGGCCCCGGGGTTCCGACCTCCTTTCCCTGGGGCTTATTTAACGGAAGGCGGAATAAATGAGAAGGGTGTTAAATATTTTAAGAGTTTTTATTATAAAGCTCCATCGCTATCATCCTTATTGGCACAAATATGATGCTGCTACACAAGCGGCTTTGCGAAGAAAGCTCATAAAAAAAAGATGGACGCTTGGAATGTTTGAAGCAAAATACCGACAGCCTGAATGGTGTAATTATCCCGAAGCGTTATCGGGTCCAATGGGTTGTTGGAAATTGGACAGTGACGGAGTTCATAGTTTATATGACTGTATGTTTTGCGATGAATTAAAAATATAAGGAAAGAGGGGTGTAGACATGGCAGAAGGAAAACTTGTATCGGCAACAATAGGGTTCGGCTATCTGAGAAAGCTCGAGGGTTTGATGGATCGGCACGATGTCACCCAGTCACAAGCGGTAAAGCTCGCATTAATCAGTTTTCTCGAAAAGCCGGAAAAAGAGCAGGACGAGATATTCTACGAGACGTTAACGATCGCGATGATCCACGAGTTGGGATGCACAAAGCTGAGGCTGCTCGACCAGGCTAAGCATATTGATCAAGAGACTTTTGATCTGAAAGAAAAGAAGCCTGGTAAGTAAACACACATAAATAAGATCGGAGGTTCTGCTCGTGGCGAGACAATGCAAAGAGGGGATAGACTACTTTCCCCTTAATATCGATATGGACGAAGAAGATGAACGGGTTTTCATGATGGAGGCGGAGTTCGGAGAGAGGTCTTTCGCTGTGCTGATCAAATTGCTTATGGTGATATACAGGCACAGTTATTACTATCCCTGGACCGAAAGAGAGCAGGTTTTTTTCTCAAGGAAGAAAAATATCGAGCTGAATTATTGCAGGGAAATTGTAGACTTCCTCCTACATAATGGCTTTTTTTGCAAGCATTTATTCGATAAATACCAGATCCTGACATCAAGGGGTATACAAAAAAGATATTTCCCGGCCTGCGTTCGGCGTAAAAAAGTGCCGGTAATCCGTGAATTTTTGCTCCTCGATATGGAATCGGAGCTCAACGACAATATTAATATCGTTTTTGTCAACATTAATTCTGTTTATGCAAACAACATGTCAACATCATGCGGGCAGGAAAGCGATAATTGCGAGGAATCTACAAGCAAAAGTACACAAACGAGACGAGACGAGACGAGACGAGACGAGAGTAAACGAGAAGAAACGAGAAGAAACAAAACGAGAGTAAACGAGATGGCGGTTCCGCCTTCGGCTTCGCCTCCGGCGGCTAACTCACCGCCTGGAAAAGCACCTAACAACGATCATGCGCCCATGAACAGTAACGGTTTCAAACCCAGGGAACAGCAGCTCGACGAGCTCGCGGAGCATCTTAGAAAAACAGACAAGGACGGGTGGAACAGGTTCTTAAAACAGCACCCGGAGTATCTTAACAAAAGAAAACCGGATATTCCGGAGAAAACGGCAGCCATGGCCGAGGCTCCGAGGTGGCCGCCATGACGTTAAAATATATAAAACGTCGACTATATGCTATACCGAGGCGCGGGAGATCTCGGGTTATCGCTGAGTGGTCTACGGACCTGGCTCAATCAGAGATCAACGTTGTCGAGGCAGGGTTGAGTCCGTAATTTTTTCCGGCCGGCCTGGTGAAGTATTTCGATATCACTGTGAGCTCGAAAAAAGAAGGCAGCAAGCCATAAGGGGTGGGTGTGAAAGCAATATACGAAGTGTCGGAAGTAGAGCGATTAATAAAAGAGCGTGACTGGTGGAAAGAGCAGCTGCGCCGGGAGCTGCAGGGCGGCTATTACAGCGAGGACCGGGTTAACAGAGAGATCGCCGAGCTCGAGTCTAAAATGCAAAAGGAAATAGATAGCAATTAAAACCGGCAGAAAGAGAAAAAATGAAAATTTTGATAATCGATATGACGGAATCCGATATACAGGATTTAAAAATTGTCTGTGATTTTTTCTCAAAAGGTACCGGTAGGGTATCTTTCGGAAAATTTATGCTTGAGAGGAAAGACAGTGTTGAATCGAATGATAATATAACCCTAACTATTTTTGATTGTCCAGAGGTTAAATGAAACCGACGCCTGAAAACATCATCAAGAAGCAGGTTAAGGACTGGCTGTACTGGCGCGGGTGGTTCAGTTTTCCTCTGACCCAGGGCCTGGGAGCGTATGCCGGAGCTCCAGGGCGGGTATTTTAGCGAGGACAAGGAAATCGGGGAGGGGTGATGAAAAAAATAATCTACTTTTGCGATAAATGTGGAGGGCAGGTTCGCCGAGATATGCTGTTTGAAACTGACGATTTTTTACTATGCTTAGGATGCAAAGAGCATTTTGAAAAATATCAAAGAAGGATCGGCCATATCTGTAACAATTATTTCAATGATTGGGCAGATACGATCCACAAAAGAGATTTTACGGAACAGCATATCAGATATAAAACTTGCGTGAAGGTAGGGTAATAAAAGCCGGCGCCAGGGTGTTTAATATAGCGAGGGGGATGGTGACATGAACATAATCTCAATAGATCCTGCGGTATCAAAAAAGATCGCGTACGCGGTGTTCCTTGAGGACCGCCTGGATCATTACCAGCTGGCGGACAGCGTCGAGGACGTTCAGGAAGCTATGCTGCTGCTGCCGCGCCTGGACCTGGTTGTTACGGAGGATATGTACAACGGCCCTAACTTCAACGTTGTAAAGCAGCTGTGCTATGCTGTTGGCGAGATCCGGTCCCTGGCGAAGCGGTTCAACCTGGATTGCCGGCTGATTCCACCGGTGATCTGGAAAAAACATCACGGGATCCTCATCAAGAAAAGCGGCACGAACAGGGCGGCTTATAAGAGGGCTAAGGATCTCGAGGACCGGCTGCAGGTCGAGATCATAAAGCAATACGCTGGCGTTGAGATCCTGCAGGAGGATCTCCGGGCGGCCGTGTTGATCGGGATGTGTCATATTGAGCAGATGCGGGCGGGGGTGGCATGAAAAAAATTATACCAAATTGCCAAACATGCAAATGGAGTCATTATGTCGGGGTTGTTCGACGGTGCAGTGCGGCCGGGGAGCAAGATGTTTATTTTATATACGGTAGACGGGTCTGCAAAAGACTTTATCAGTATAAGTATAATGGATCCGCGAAAGATCTGAAACTGGTGCGTCGAAAATGATCAAAATAATAAACGACTATTTCAAATGTGCGCTATGCCCGAGGGAAGGGGACCGGTATTACGAGCTGCAGCACAAGGGGCGCAAGATCAAGGTGTGTAAGGATTGTCTAAAAAAGATAAGGGCGAAGAGGAGGCCGGAACATGCAAATACAAACGCTTTATGATCTGCAGCTTTATATGTTCGTTTTCGTGATACCGATTATCGCTTTAATAATGTGCATTGTATTCGGGCTTTTTGCCTTAGTGCTCGAGGTGTTTAAACAAGCAAAGCCCCAGACAGCAAAGGTGGTTATTGTTGTGGCCGGTTGTGTTATTATCGCCTGGTTAGTTTATACGTGGAAATCCGGTCAAGGCACTGAGGCGAACAGGGCTTTAATAAGGCGGCTCGAGAGAGATTACAAGGATCTGCAGGAAGAAGTTATCGATCTGCAAATCCGACGATTACAATAGGAGTCATAAATGTCAAAAAAAATTAAAAGTAAAAATCCGCGACTTAAAGAGATCGAGAAAAAAGAAAAACAGGATGGTATCAAAACGGGGCTGAAAAAAGAGGATCTCGTCCCGTTACCTAAGAATACCGTTGTCGAAGAAAGACGGGTCGGGTGTTTCCATGTTCATACGTCAATGTATGATGTGATGCCCTGGAATGTCTGCCGGCAGTTTGTGAAGCATTTCATCGTCATAAGGTGCGTTATGGTTCCGAATCAGCCTATACTCGAATATACGGCTTTCAGTCCCTTGTTTGAGAAAGTCTCTCCTCTGGAGCAGGATAAGAAAGCGCCGCTCTACCAGGTCAATATAAAGGGCGCTAAGGGCAAGATTACGGTATCTGCTAAGAAGCTGGAAGAACGGAAGATTATCGCGCCGGGGGACCACAGCCTAACGTTAAACCTGGCACCAGGGCCTGTAAACAGGCGTTAACGGGGGGTTTATTGTCGAGGTGGTCAAATCATACCACCTTGAAAAAATCGAAGCTTACAGGGGGCTTTTTATGGCTGATCCTTTAATAGCAGCACGGGTAAGCCCGGAGCTGTCAGCAAGATTCGACGAGCTGTGCGGGATATATAAATTATCGAAAACAGAAATGATCCGGAAAATGATCGCAACGTATCCAAAAGACCTGGCCCCGATAATTAAAGAATCATATTCAACTGTGGATCAGTTCGACGCGATCATGAGAAAGTTAACCGAAATTGAAACCGCTATATTGATGGGGTAATAGTGGACCAGGACCTTATTGATTGGATTGATAGAGAAATAGAGCGCCTCGATCATGGCGAGGTCGGGGTGATATTCGTGATCCATGAGGGCCAGATCCAGCGGTGCGAAAAAATAGTTCGCGAAAAAAAGAAAATAATCCTTGACTGTGATGATAAAAGCGTGGTATAATTTACACGTATAAGTTTTACCACAGACATAAGTAAAGATCGGTTTCAGACCGACCGGACAGCCGGAGGCGAGAGATCGATCGCATAAACCCAAACGGGACGTGCGATCGATTTGTCGCCTTTTTTTTATGGCTTTTTCAAGAAGGATAATGGCAAAGATAAAATATAATCCAAACGAAATGCTTCCGATTGTTGAGGAATGTGCCGGCCGAGGTTACACCGATATCGAACTCTGTAAAAAGCTCGGGATCGGCCATACCGCCTTTTATGACTATCAAAACAAATATCCCGAGTTTAAAACGGCGATCAAACGGGGCAAACGGATTGCAGACGACAAAGTCGAGCAAAAACTTTACAAGCGGGCTCTGGGATATAGGTATACGGAAGTTACCAAAGAGCCCGTAAAGGTGTTTGATGAGGATGGTAACGAGGTCGGTGTCAGTAAAAAATTGCATGTCACAAAGAAGGTTACAAAACATTTACCGCCTGATGTTACGGCGATCAGGTTGTTTTTGTTGAATAGAAAACCAGAAGAATGGCAGGATCGACAAAACCTAAATGTCAACCACGATGGATTTATACCTCAAACCTTCGCGGAATGGGTCAAGTTTAACGCAAACAAGCGAAAAGGCAATAACGGAGTATCGGAATAACTGGCCGAAGTTTGCGAAAGATATACTGGCCCTGAACCTCGATGAACAGCAAAACGAATGTCTATATACGATACAAACATATAAACGGATCTCAATCCGCAGCGGAAATGCCAGGGGTAAGGATTACGTCGCGGCAGCTGCGTCGCTCTGCTTCCTGTATCTGAATTATCCAAGCAAGGTTATCGAAACGGCACCGACGGGACGCCAGGTAACGGCCATTATGATGGCTGAAATTAAAAAAGCCCACAGCAATGCGGTTATTCCCCTGGGTGGCGAGGTTCTGACCGATAAAATCCGGTTTGCATCAGAGGCTTTCGGTGATGATCCGGACTGGTACCTCATGGCCTTTAAGGCTGGAGAGAGGGACCAGGAGCCCTGGAGCGGGTTTCATAGCCCGAATTTGATGGTTGTTGTAACTGAGGCGTCAGGTATGCCGGACGAGGTGTTTACAGCGATCGAGGGGATCCTGCAGGCGAATTCAAAACTTGTCTTGTGTTTTAATCCAAACAGATCAAGCGGTGAAGCATATAAGAGTATCACGGCACCGGGATACAAGGCTATTCGGTTAAATTGTCTTGATGCACCGAATGTGAAGGCTAAAAAAACGATTATTCCTGGCCAGGTTGATTATCAGTGGATCAAGAATTTGATATTCGAGAAAAAATGGGCTACGCCGATCAACAAGGCGGATTTTAGGCGAGAAGAAAACGACTTTGAGTTTGAGGGCCAATGTTACCGGCCGAACGATCTTTTTCGTGTTAAGGTTCTGGGCGAGATTCCGAAAGAGAGCGATGATGTACTGATTCCCCTATCCTGGTTGAACGCAGCTGTCGAGCGGTGGAACGATCGTCAGAATGAGATTGCAGATCTCGAAGAAACAGACGAAAAGAGGACCTTCGGTGTTGATATCGCTGGTGAAGGTAGAGATTTCACAGTAATCATTCCCCGTGTTCGTAATATAGTACCGAAAATCGACCGGTACAGCAAACAAGATCACATGATTACAGCTGGTCGGATCAAGGGCCTGCTTGAGCTATACCCTGGGTCTGTTGCTATGATTGACACAATCGGAGAAGGGGCGGGCGTTTTTAGCCGGTGTAAAGAACAAAGTCTAAAAGTACGAAGCGCAAAGTTTTCTAAAAATGCGAAGGGATTAAAAGACTACTCACGGCAACGGACTTTTGCAAATATGCGGGCTTATTGCTATTGGGCTATTAGAGACGCTTTAAATCCGGAATATGACGAGAACCTTGCTCTTCCACCAGATGATGAGCTTATCGAGGAGTTGCACGAAATAAAATGGGAGCTCAGGAGTAACGGTGATATCATAATCGAACCAAAAGATGACATAAAAAAACGGCTTGGCAGGTCTCCCGATAAAGGGGATGGACTGGCTTTGACATATTATCCTAATTATGGCCCTCAAATATTTATTTAAGGTCTGTGTATGGCATTAAAAAATAGAATTAAAAACACAATAAAAGCGATCGGGGCCGGGTGGCGAACTGTTGGAACGGTTATGCCGCCAGGTGATCAGTTTTTGCATTTTATTTCTATCGCCTCTCAAGAGGATAATCAAAAATATATACAGATCAAAAATCCATACCTGGATAACGCCTGGGTCTATTCAGCGACAAGGGTTATGGCTGAAAACCTCGCCCAGGTTCCGTTTATCATTAGCCTGGGTGACGATCCCATACTCAGCACATCGATAAAATATGGATGGATGCGGCGGTTGTTTGACTACGTGTCGCCTTACATGAACAAATATTCCTTGTTAGAGAGCATTCCGACCTGGTTAACGCTTCGGGGCGAGTGCTTCTGGAAACTGATCAGATCGGATTTTAACCGGCAGCCGGCACGAATCCGGGTCCTGATCCCTGAAACGATGGAGGAGGTCGTCGCTGACGGAGAAATTATTGGTTGGGATGAATGGACCGCAAAAGGGAATAAGATACATCATGACCCAGAAGATATTATTCAGTTCAAATATTTTAACCCGTTTAGCAGATTCCGAGGGTTGTCGCCATTAACGGCCGCGCTGCTCGGTCTCAATATTGATTATGCAGCGTCAGCATATAACTACTACTTTTTTAACAATGACGCAACGACAACGGGCCTTTTGTCCGTTGACGAAGATCTCGAACCGAAAGAAGGCGAGGCAATCGCTGCGCGTTGGAATAAAAATCATCAAGGTATCAAAAAGAAGGGACGGATTGCCGTCCTCGGCAGGGGCGCGAAATATCAGCAAATCGCTCTCGCACAGAAAGATATCCAATATCTTGAACAAAAGAAATGGTCCCGGGAAGAAGTTTTCGCTGTCCTGGGCGTTCCGCCAGCTCTCAGTGGGGTCCTCGAACACGCCTCCATTAAGTCAAATATCAAAGAACAGAAAAAGCAATTATACCAGAATAACCTTATTCCAAAAATGCACTTTATCGAGGATGTGCTGAAAACCGAGTTTTTTGAACGCGAGAAATACGGAGAATTGACAGGATGGTTCGATATCGACTCGATCGAGGCGCTCAAAGAGGATTTCAAAGACAAGCTCGATCAGGCAAAAACGCTAAGCGAGCTTGGATATACAGCGAATGAAATTAATGATCGGCTTGAGCTCGGGTTTGATGACAAGGACTGGCGTAATTACTGGTGGATCAATTTTAACATGGTCAAAGCCGGCGAAGAACCGGAACCGATCGCGCCGGACAAACAAGTCGTCGTCGGAGTCCTGGAAAAGGTCCCACAGCCGAATAAACACCTCGTGTGGAAGGCTCTTATCCGGCAGACAGAAAGAATTGAGCAAAAATATGGCATGGAGCTCCGCAACTACTTTTACAAAATGCGCCAGGAGGTTATCGAGAACATATACGCCCAGAAATCTGTTAAAGCGGTGGATCCGAAGATTCTTGAGCTAATGCTTTTCAACGAGGCCGAGTATAACAAGCTGATAGAGGACATGAGCCGACCTTATGTTTCAGATGCCTATGAGGTCGGAGTTGAATCGTTAAAGGATGCCCTGGACTCGACGTTTGACGCGACACATGTCAGGGCGCAGCTCGCATTATCTAAGCGGATAGAGGCGATCACGGAGATCAACGAAACGATCCGCGAACAGCTGTTAACAGATTTTCGGCCGGTCCTCGAGCGAGGGCTTGCGGAAGGGACTGCTTATGAGAACATTGCAGGCGAGCTCGCAGACATCGCTCGGGCAAAGTTTAACAACGCCCATAAACGGGCGAAAACAATCGCCAGGACCGAGATTAACGGCGCCATGAACCAGGCCCGCCAGGATACGATGATCGAAAGCGGGATATCAAAGCAGGAATGGGTTACGAGCCTGGACGCAGCCGTCCGGCCTTCTCATGCAGCGATCGACGGTGAGATCCGCGCTGTTAACGAGCGTTTCGGTAACGGCCTCTTATATCCGCACGATCCGGCTGGGGATGCGACGGAAGTGGTAAATTGCCGGTGTGTTGTAATACCATATATCGAATAATCGGGGGTTTGTGATGGAAATGGAAAAAGCATTATTAAGTTGTGTGATTAAAAAAAATAATGATAACACATACACGTTTATCGGCAGCGACGAAACAATCGATCGGGACGGAGAGGTCATCAAGGTTGACGGATGGCAACTCGCGAACTATAAGAAAAACCCGGTTGTGATGTACGGTCATGATCACTGGTCTCCACCGGTTGGAAAGTCGATTCGGACGTATAAAGAGGACGGTAAACTCAAGTTTAAGGTCCAGTTTGCGAAAGAGGGCGTTTATCCCCTCGCTGATGTAGTCCGGGGTTTAGTAGACGACGATATCCTGAAAAGCGTCTCCGTCGCATATCGGGCAATTGCCAGGGAATATCCAACCGACGAGAACGGAAAAACGAAAAAGGAAAAACCTCGGGTTATCACGACAAAAGCCGAGCTCTATGAGTTATCTATTGTTAACGTCGGCGCGAACCCGGCTGCGCTTCGAGAGGCTATGGTTGCGAAGGGGTATGATGAGAAATCAATCAAGCTCGTAACACTGCCACAGCAAGAACAGGAGAACACAGATAAGACAGAGACGAAAGATGTTGAAATAGTAACTGACACAAGGGAAAGCGATCTCGACGAGATAAAAACCGCTTTAAAAACCCTTTGTGATGATATAAGCGATATAGGAGCAGACCTCGATGGAATCAAGGCCGATATCAAAGATTTGGTATCAAAAAAGGCCATAGTCGAGGGGCAGGGGAAGTATAAGGATTTGTTGGGGGGATCCGAAGAGATCAAACAACCTCCGAAAAAGACGAGTCCATTCAAAGAAGTACAAAAACAAACAATTTTCGGAGGGAAACACAATGCCTAAAAATGTTTTAGAAATGATCAAAGATTTAAACGCGGATTGTACCGTTGAGGATTTTAAAACGGTATTACTCGCCAGAGAAGAAGAAACAAATGCGACACTCGCGAAAAAGGATGCCGAAATCCAGGAACTCAATAAAAAGATTCAGGAAATAATTGAGGCGTCAGTCAAGAAAGAAGGTCTGCAGGAATCAGCCCTGGATCCATCGATTAAAAATACGCGGTTTTTCCGAGCAGCGGCAAAAGGGCGGATCGAAGAGGTCTATAAGTATAACGGTCTCATGGTCCGTAATGACAAGGAGTGGAATGAGTCGAACTGGCAGGTTGCGAATGCAGCGGCTGAGAAGGCTGCTTTGGGGACGGTTCTCCGCGGCGATGCAACAACGGGATCTTATCTCGTGCCGGCGGAATATGAGGGCGAAGTTTTTCGTATCGCCTTGCAGTCCTCACAGATGATGGGGAAAGTGACTTCAATTCCGATGGCTGCCAGGGATATGTATTGGCCTGGCGAAAATGCGACACCGTCATTGACATGGGTAACG